GATTAGTTGATTTTCTACTAATGAGATTTTTTTGTTAGCACTTAGACTATTTTCGTATGGATACAGTGTAAATCGTATCTTGCCGTTTTTAGCCTCACATATCTCAATTACTTCGTAATTAAGCCCATTGTGAATATCAACTTTATCACCTAACGAAACTTCGCAAGCGTGTTTTTGTTCTATCATAATTCTATTGTTAAAGTTCTTATAAATCGCAAGTCTAACGACCTGCACAGAATACACCTGTATAGATGTACTCTAGCAGATAACTAGTCAATCAATTCTAAATCAGTTATTTTGCCGTTGATAATTTCCGCCACCGCTTCTCTGCCCTCCCACGAGGTTGTAATACCATAAGTAAATCCAGCATCATTTTTGGTCTTGGCAGATACATTATTCTCAAATTCTATCAAGTAATTAGGATTACCATTGACTGAATTCTTTATCCTCTCAATGTTGTGAATTTTCGTTCTCATATTAGTTCAATTTAATGATTGTTAATGCTCCTAAAACAAGTAAGATAATTACTATCCTCCATGTTCTTTTCCTGCTCTTACTCCTAAACTCTGGATATAGTTCTGAATGTTGCATGGTTGCTTGTTGTTTTTCTAGTTGTGAATGTTGCATGTTAGTATTCTCTTTTAGTTAGTTCCCTTTCTAATTCTAGTAATTCTCCAATCACATCATCTAATGCACCGTTTGTGTGTTTTGATAGTTCTGCTATCAATTCCTCATGCCTTTCAATGATGTAATCATCTGTTTTATCCTCTATATTTTTGCTTTCCATGTTAATAGTTTTGTTTAATATATGCTAATAATGCGTCTAACTCCTGTATTACATCAGATGATAGCTCATAATCGCCTTGCATAAGCTCCTTATAATCATCTGCAAAGTAGTTATTAAGGTACTTTTTAAGCCACCATAAGTGGTGTAGTAATTGTTTGTCGTTTTTTTCCATGGTTATATTGTTATTTCGTGCTGGCAGTTGTCGCAATGGATTGTCATTTCTTCGTCTGCCTCTTGTAAATAGTCTAATAACGCCAGTGTGCTGTTAACAGACTCCACTGCTGTCTTTTCTCCTGCATTTAGAGGGTTGTCTTTCTTGTAAATGAATATTGCCTCTCTGATTGTGTCTTGTAAGTTGTTTTCCATAATTCTATTTATTTAGTTAATAATCACAAAGTAAAAACCGATTAACTGTTTGCTATCGAAATCAATGTTAGAAAAAAGACAGGTAATCCAATTAGAATTATATCTGTATCTATCATTCCTGCTAACATTATCCCTGCAAATACCACTATTGCTCCCATAATTTTATATATTTAACTGATAATCTTACTTCCTCTTAAACATAGCATAGTTATCTGATAACACAAGCATAAGTTATCCACACCTGTGGAAAAGTATCAATGTTGTATAATTAGATTAAGAGTAAAACATATCTGACGGTGAAACCCGCCGTTTCAATCGCCTCATGACTGAGGGTAATGAATAAAGAACCGACACCATACGGAACAATAGGATATGTAGATAATAGTTTAATTGAATATAATCTGTTTACAGGGGTTCAAGGTTTACCGTAGAGGATATCAGGTGCATAACAGTATTACAGCTATTGGTACTAATCAATAGCTACTGTTAATTAAATCGCTTAGAACTCAATTTTAAGCTTTATATTGTAGTTTAAGGTAAGTTTATCAAGGGTAATGTGATGTGATATGTGACATTATGCAATCATAGTCTAGTGTTTTATATTGCTTGTATGTCTATTATCACCACACACACCCTACTATAAATCACTGAACATTAAAGGGGGGGGTAGTAAGTCAAGTTGAATTGTAAGTTAAAATATATGATTTAGACTATCTACACAGACTAGAAATGAGACAAATGAGATAAGCTCAGTTAAAAGTTTGGGGAGGGGTGTGCTAGAATATAAGATATATGAGTAAAAAACCTATTGATGATTACGAGAAGTTAGGACAAGCTCTTTTAGATGGTAAAGTTATTAATGAGATTACTTTGAAAGGTAAGCATTATAAGTTTGCTTACACCTATGATGAGTTTTTATCTAAGGCTCTGAGTAATGGTTGGCCTAGAGAGTTTGTTGATGATGTTGTATGGCCTAAATATCGACCTGTGCAGGCTGAGTTTATCTCTGATATGAAGTCGGACTTTGCGTTAGGGAGTGGGGGGTTCGGTTCAGGTAAGTCTCTGGCTCTATATGTGAAGCTTATTCTAACTTGTCGTTGTTTTCCGAATAACCGTATCCTTGTAGGTAGAAAGACTCTGTCTGACATTGAACGTGCGATTCTACCTGATTTGTTTGATTTGATGCCAGCTAGTTGGTATGAGTACAGGGTGAAGGATGGAGTGATTAATTTTAAGAATGGTAGCCAGATTATCCTTTTTGGGTTGGATGCGATGCAATCTGGAGGGGTAGCTGATATTAAGAAGGCGGAACAGAAGCTAAAGTCTCTGAACTTAGGAGGTTATTTCATTGACCAGTTGGAGGAAATTGAGGAATCAGTGTTTGATGTTCTTAATTCTCGTCTTAGAAGGACTAATGTACCCTTTAGACAAGGAAATATGACTACAAACCCTGCTAACTTCTGGGCATATGATGCTTGGGTGGCTAATCCAAGGCCAGGATATGAGTTATATGAGTCTTGTATGATATTTAACCCCTCTTTGCCTTGGGATTACCTCCGAAAACAGCTTGCTATGCCCGAAGACTACGTAAAAAGGTTCGTTATGGGAGAATGGACTACTGATTTGCTCTTAAAAGGGGCTGTATTTGCTAAAGACAACATCCAATATCAAGAAAAGATGCTAAAACAACCTCTGATGGTAGAGGAGGAGTGTGAAATCTACGAAATGCCGAAGCCTGGGGTGGAGTATAGGATGGGTGTAGACCCTTCTATGGGTGTTGTAGACCCTAGTTCTATTTCGGTGGTGTCTTCTGAGGGTAGGAAGGTAGCTAAATTCAATGGAAAGGTTCCCGTTACCGCTTTAGCAGAAAGAATCAAATTTTTATACTATAAGTACAATAAACCTCTGATTATTCCAGAAACAAACTGTACGGCAGGTGGTGGATTGATACGGGAGATACGAGACCTTAATGTCTATCGGAGGAAGGAGTTAAACTCTAAGTACGATAAGGAATCTGAGAAACTCGGCTTCCATACCTCCTCTTCTTCAAAGGCTCAACTCATCACCCACTTCAATAGATTGTTAAATGAGAAGGTTCCAAAGATTTATGATAAGAAGACTATTGAGGAGATGAAGACTTTCCTTTGGAGTGATGAAGCAAAGCAACAGGGGGCGGGGGCAGCCAGAGGATTTCATGATGATGACATCATGTCCACCATGCTCGCATACTGGGATTTCTATCCAGAGAAGGTAATTGAAAGGCAAGTTGCTAAAGCTCAACCCATTGCAAGAAAGAAGTTTCAATATACGTAATGGTATAATTTAACTATTACTAGATAAAACACGTGTTATGAAAAATCCTTTAAAAAAGAAAAAGGTTGCTGAAAAGGTGGAGAAGGAAAAAGTTGAGGTTGTACAGCCTCAAAGTATTGAGGAACATCCTGAATATGACCCTGACCTACCTTTGCATAAGCAACGACACTTAATATAAGCAAACAATGGCATTAAATGAAATCAGAAAAGAAGTTGAAGATTTCGAGACAAAGGAGGTGCAGATAGTGCCTGGTCTTACCTTTAATCAAAAAGATATGATAGAGAATATTTTCTTCTACTATCATTCTAAGTTTGTTACTGGTGATGAAGATGATGAGGGGGATAGAAAATATTTCTATAATATTGTTAAGAACCCTTGTAAGGTCTTCTCAAAAGCTATTGACTTTGATACTAAGAATATTCGCCTGCTAACTACGGGTGGGGGAGACCCTCTAAAGACATGGTTCATGGAGAGGGACTTGAAGTATTGGATGCGAGATAAACAATTTGGTAAGACTCTGAATAGAATCTTTAAAGAATTACCTATCTTCGGTAGTGTGGTTTTGAAGATTGTTGATGGTACTCCTTTCTTTGTAGATTTACGAAACTTCATTGTAGAACAGTCTGCTGACAAGTTAGACGAATCTAATTACATTATTGAAATTCACAACTTCACTGTGGATGAATTTCGTACTGTAGGAAAGAAGATGAAATGGGAACAATCTAAGATTGATGAAACAATCAAACAGTTCCGAGAGATGAGAGGTACATCTCATATTCGAGTTTATGAACGATATGGTGAATATGAAGATGTTAATGAAAAGGGTGAGAGCAAATACTCAAATCGTAGAGTATTCTTCGCTGATGTTGGAGTAGACGAATATGACCAATACGATAATCTAGTTACTCCAAAACAAGGTGTAGAACTTTCTTCAGATGAATGGGATGGAAACCCTTATTGGGAGTTCCATACAGACAAGTTATCTGGAAGATGGTTGGGAATGGGAGTAGTTGAATCTCTGATTGAGCCTCAGGTTCGTCAGAATGAATTAGCTAACCTACAATCCAAGGCTTCTTACTGGGCTGCTCTTAGAGTATTCCAAACGAGAGACTCTGCCATTAACAGAAATCTTCTAACTGATACAAGGAACGGTGAGATTCTAAACGTTGACCAAGAAGTTACTCAGATTGATATGTCAGATAGAAACCTGGCGTTCTTCAATCAACAACGAACTGATTGGATGCAGAACAGGGATGAATTAACATTCTCCTTTGACGCTATTCAAGGTGAGAGGTCTCCTGCGGGAACTCCTCTAGGTTCAACTCAAATCTCTGTAGGACAATCACTATCGTATTTTGAAGGTATCCAAGAGAACATTGCTCTAGATATTAAAGAAATGCTTTATAAGGTGATAATCCCTCAATTTGAGAAGGATAGTAAAGCTAAGCATACACTACGATTAGTAGGTGAAGACTTAGATACTTACATTGGAATGGTGAAGAACCAACTTGTATTGAAAGAAATCATCAGACAAGCAGACCAATATGGAACACTTCCTGATGGTGAACAGAAAGAGGTGATTGAATTGGCTATTACTGAATCAATCAAGCAAGAGAAAGAAAAGATTCTGGATGTTCCTAAAGGGTTCTATGATGACAGTAAATACGATATTGATATTGATATTACTGGAGAAAGTATTGATACCAGAGTACGAAGTGCGACAATGCTATCAATCTTACAAGCTGTAACTGCTGACCCTCAGATGACTGTAGACCCTGTAAAACGAAAGATTCTATACAGAATGGCAGAAGATGGAGGTATTAACCCTAATGATTTGTTTGATGTGGAAACTAAGGAGGTAGAAAATGCTATCCCTGCTGAAGCCGCTAGAGCTGGAGGTGGAGTATCTGCACCAGCAATGGGAGGTCAATCAGCTCCAGGTCAAACTCAACAAACAGTCTAAAATATGATTAACGACCAACAAAGAGAACTAATGAAACAATTACCTGATACGGCTCATGGACGGGCTTTAAAGGACTACTTAGACGGAAAATTAAAAGAAATTCTGGATGTTTCAACATGTAATTCATGGGAAGAAACTCTAGGAAGAAAGTATGCCGCTCAACTGATAAAAGACCTTTTCTACATGATGGAGAAGAGAGAAACAGTCAAAAAGAGCAAAAACACGTATGAGTAGAATGGTACAATTACATTGTGGTTATTAGAAATTTGGCAGTTGTGTAATCTGCCGTAACAAAAACAACGATGAATGAAGAAAATGAGGTAGTGGAGACTACCGAAAATACTCCCGACAATGGTGATGTTGTCGAAAATTCTGAAGAAGCTCCAGAGGAAACTCCAGAGACTCCTGAGGAATCATCAACCGAATCTTCTCAAGAGGACTTGGTAGCTGTGGAACATCAGAAGTTCCAAGACCAAAAAAAGAGAGCTGAAAAGGCAGAATCAGAGAGAAAGGCTCTGGAAGATAAGCTAAACAAAGCTAATCAAACCAACACAAAAGACGGTGAGCAATCATCAGCTCTAGATGTTGAAGATTACATTGGTATTAGCACTTCTCTCGAAGGGTTAGACCAGCGTGAAAAAGAACGACTGGCACGAGAGCATAAGCTTACGGGTCGTCCCTTAGATGAAATACGACAAGATGAAGACTTCGCCCTTTGGCAAGATGCCTACCGAGCAAAGAAGGAGAAAGAGCAGGCCGCTTTAGCTCCTAGCGGTAAGCAAGGTGATGCGACTAAACCTACAACTCTGATGGATAGATTAGCTAACGCTTCTATTGAAGAGAAGGAGGCTATTCTTCAAGAGGCTGGACTTTATAAAGCTCCAACCACTAAGAAAGACCGTGCACCGATTGGCGATGGACGAGGTAATTAAAAGATTACCAATTAACTTACATTAAAAATGACTCAAGTAGTATCAAATGATGTTAGTGCAATCACACCTGAATTATGGTCAAGCATGGTACAGGTTCCTTTGTACAAGTCTCTTGTTGCTCTAGAGGTTGCAAACACTCGTTTAGAGAATGAATTGCGAAATGCGGATACAATCCACATGCCACGATTCGGTGACCTTTCAGCACAGACTTATACTCCAGGCACAACAATCACAGCCACAGCTCAAGACTGGGCATACGACACACTTGTGGTTTCAGCTTACAAGCATGTTACATTCTATGTAGACAATGTTGAGCAACTACAAGCTAACGTAGACCAAGCACGAGAACTGGCTACAGAAGCCGCTTACAGACTACGTGACTCTATTGACACTCACGTATTCGCAAACATTACTGGAACAGATGGATTTACAGTCGCTGACGATGAAGACCTTCTAGGAGGAACAAACGCACGACCTATCTCAGCAGGTACAGCAAACATCATCAACTTGTTTGCAGGTGCTCGAAAAGTTCTACGTGAGAACAACGTAGAAGAAATGGGAGATTGGGTAACTGTTGTTACACCTAAGGTTGCAGCCGACATCGAAATCAAGGCAGCTAACGTTGGATTCAACGTAGCAGATGCCACTCTTCGTAATGGTTATGCTGGAGACTTCATGGGATTCCAAGTGTACATCTCAAACAACCTACCATCAGGTAGCGTTTCAGCGATTGCACCTCAAATTTCAGGAGGAGCAGTTTCAGCTACAACAGCCACATCTATGTACTTCGGACGAAAAGGAACTATTGATGTAGTTCTACAAAAAGCACCCGCTTTGGAAATTCGTCAGAAAGATGACATGATTGGTGCAAACTTCATTACCTACACAGTTTATGGTTCAAGTGTATTCACAAAGAACCGTTCACGAGGTTTGAACGTTGCAGTTGACGCAGCATTTGCCTAGTCCTTTCGACTAAGTTGTTTATCGCCTATTCTACTCACTTTGGAGTAGGCGATACAAAGTGAGAGTAACTTAGATACTACTTATTAACTTAACGATTATGAAAATATTTTACCGTTGGTTAGCAAAAAGCCGACTAATTAGAAGATACAAATATCTTATTGAAGTGAATAATATTCTAGAGGAATATATTACTCACAAGATTACTCAAGGTGGTAGTTCAGAATTTCTGACAAAAGCCCGACAAGACTTGGTAAACAAGCAAGCAGAGATTAAGGAGACTTCTGCTATGTTGGACTTCTTAAAAAAGGTGTAATATAATATTATCTATGAAAATACTGTTTATGACAGATAGCCAGATGTGTTTCCAATCTGGAATCTGGTGGCACAGGATAGAGATGCCAACAAGAGCTTTGGAAAAAAGAGGACATGCTGTTAAGCAAGTTGCTATTGGAGCTGAAGTACCAGAAGCATTAATGGAGTGGCCAGATGTTGTAATCTTTGGTCGTTCTTATGCAGAGTGCTTTGACCCTGTTAAGATAATGCGTGATTACAAGAAGAGAGGTACACGAGTATTGTACGATATGGATGATGATTTCTGGGAAGTAGCCGAACATAATCCATCAAGTCTTGTATCTAATGCCCATAAAGACCAATACGAAGGCATGATTAAAGAGGCTGATGTAGTAATTACTCCAAGTAAGAATCTAGCCAAGAAGTTCAAGAAACACTTCAAGAAGCAGAAGGTAATGATTTGCCCTAACGCTATTGATACCAAGGAATACAAACCACGACCTAAGCAAATGGATAGACCAGTTATTGGGTACATGGGGGCAGCTTCACACTGGAAAGACCTACAGCTTATTGGAGAAGTAATTGAAGACCTATCAAAAAAGTACGATTTCTTCTTCACTATCTACGGAATTACAGGTGATGCTCTTGAAGCAGCGTTGTATATGTACAACAAGATGTACAAGATGAATCTAAAGCCAGAGCAGAATGAATACTTCAAAGCTGCCTTGGAATTTAGAGACCAACTGAAAGAAACTAAACTCCTACACATACCTTTCATGCCACCAGAATTACATCCTGGGGTACTTTCACGTTCTGACTTTGACATTGGTATTGCTCCTCTAGAGGATACTGAGTTCAACAAAGGAAAATCTTGTGTGAAATTCTATGAGTATGCTGGTGTAGATACTGTAACTCTAGCTTCTGACGTAGAACCCTATAAATCAGAGGTTAATTATCGAGCCAAGAATACTAAAAAGGATTGGTACAACAAACTAGAGAAGTTACTGGTAGATAAAGACTTTAGAGAGAAGACTCTGGCTGAACAACAGAAGTATGTTCTAGAGAATAGAACTGTTGAAACTGTAGGTGTTGATTGGGAAGTAGCCTTACAAAATCAAGACGGAATTAAGACTCGTAACCAAAGGAAATAATATGAAGGTTCACATCCAAGACCACAATCAAATCTTGGGGGACATTCGTAAAGAATTTGAGGTTGTTGAGAAGTTAGATGAAGCTGATGTTCTGTTTATCTGGAACGATGTGTTGTCTGTAGAACGTTCTATCATTGATTATGCAAAGAAACGGAAGATTAAGACTTATGTGTTTGAACATGGTAGACGAGGCTCTTCAAAGTATTACCCTCCATTCAACGAAGAAATCTATGCAGACACGATGTTTGTTTGGGGAGAATTAGACAAAGAGAGGTTAATTGAAGCTGGTAGAAAGAAGAAAAAGATTAAAGTCGTAGGTACCACCGTTTTCTCTCATCTCAAAGGGAGGAAGGAACATGAAGGTATAAATGTCGTCTTCTGTCCTGAACATTGGGATAAGCCAGTAATTGAGAATCAGCAAGTACGGAAAGAATTGAACAAATTGAAGGGAGTAAATATCGTTACTAAGCTGATTGATATGCACGACCCAAGTTTGTTTGATAATCCTATAATCTCAGACCGAAGGAGTCCTGACCATCTAGATATTTGTGCTGATGTTCTATCTACCGCAGACCTTGTGGTGGGTGTTGCTGAAGGAACATTTGAGTTAATGGCACAGGCTCTAGACATTCCAGTTGTGACAATGGAGGAGTGGTCTCCTAAGGCGTTTGGGGGTGATGAGAAGTATGAGGTATACACTCGTCATATATCTCCAGCATCTAAGAGAGCAACGATGGATAATCTTCTGGAGGTGATTCAATCACAGCTAGATAATCCAGATGAACTGAAAGAAGAGAGAAAGAAAGCTGTAGAAGACGAGGGAGGAATGAGCTTAGACACAATCAAATTAATAAAAGAACAATTATGAAAATAAAAGATACAATCAGCGAATTATTTAAATTCAACCGATGTCTATTGGGAGAAGGATATGATAATGCGATGGAGTATATTAATCAGTTGGTAGGGGTGGAAGTTACATCAGTTCCTAGTGGGACAGAATTAGGAACATGGACTGTACCTGATGAGTGGGTTATACGGGATGGTTGGATTAAATTCAATGGAAAGAAGATTGTTGATTACAAGAAGAATCCTCTTTCAGTAGTTGTTGGTTCTATGCCAATCCATAAGAAAGTTAAAAGGGCTGAGCTATTGAATCATCTCTACTACAATGAAGAGAGACCAGATGATTACAAGTATGAATATAAGTTCTATGACAAGGACTGGGGGTTCACTATGCCCTATAACAAAGTTAAGGACGAAGAAGGTAAGGTGATTCTAAAAGAAGGAGAGTATGAGGTATTTGTAGATGCTGAATATAAGCCTGGTAATCTAAAGTATGGGGTGCATACTATTCCAGGTAAGACAGATAGAGAAATACTTCTATTCGCCCACCTAGACCACCCATATCAGGCTAATGATAATCTATCAGCAGTAGCTTGTTTATTGGACTTAATTAAGGATGCTAAGAAGGCTAACTTTGACCATACAATCAAGCTAGTATTCTGCCCTGAAACTATTGGTTCTCAAGCGTACGGTTATACGGAAGACCTTTCCAAGGTTGATTTTGTAGTGGCCGTAGACATCTGTGGTAATGACAATCCTCTTCTATTCCAGAAGTCATTCGATGCAGACCACATTCTCAACAAGATTACTCACAGTGCCTTTCACACACTGGCTCGTCAGTACAGAAAGGGACAATTCCGAAACCTAATTGGTTCAGATGAATATTTCTTCAATGACCCTAATGTAGGTATCCCAGGAATAATGTTGAGTCGTCATCCATATCCTGAGTATCATACAGATAAAGATACTCCAGATATTATTGATGAGAAGATGGTGCATGAGACAGGAGAGGCTATTCTGAAGATGATTGAAGTCTACGAGAATGACTTTATCCCTAAGAGATTAGCAAAAGGTTCTCTGATGAGAAGTCGTTATGGGTATCAAACTCTAAGTCCACAAACAAACCTAACTCTGGATTACTTCTACTACTCAATAGATGGAAAGAAGACTCTTGCTGAGTTGTGTTGTGATTATGGTCTTAGCTTTGACCACATGAAAGAATTATTAGAAAAAATTGAAAAAGATGGAAAACTTGAAAGGGTTAATAATAGCTAAACAAAATAGCAATAGGCTTCCAGGCAAAAACACTCTAGACTTTAATGGTGAGCCAATGTTCCTAACGAATGTGAAGAAATGTCTAGAAATCTTTGATGAGGTATACGTCAGTTCTGACAGTAAGGACATCTTGGCTCTTGCGGAAGAGGTTGGAGCTAAGACAATCATCAGAGGAGAGGAACTTTGTGGTGAGACTCCTAATGTGAAGGTCTATCAACATGCTATTAAGCATATGGGAGATGTTAGCGGTATTGTTGCAGTTCAGGCTAATAGCCCCACTGTGGAATCAAAGAATATATTACTAGCAAAGTATCTATTGGAAGCAGGATTACAGGAAGTAATGACCAGCCATCCTGTGGTACATCAGAAGAAGTATCATGACCAGAACGCTAAGATATATGGTTCGGTATGGGGAATGTCAAAGAATAGGCTTGAGCATTACCCAGACCCATATAAGCCTAATCCTGATGCTTTACTGACGGATTATAGTATTGATATAGAGACAATAGATGAGTACCAAGAAGCATTAAAAACTAATTAATAATTACCATGATTAAGATAGGAAATAAAATATTAGGAGAGAAGCCATACATCATTGCCGAGTTTGGCGTGAATCATAATGGCTCTTTAAAGAGAGCAAAAGAAGGTATTAGAAAAGCTGCCCATGCTGGTGCAGATGCAATAAAATTCCAGACATATACAGCAGATGAGCTTGTATGTAAGGGTACGCCCAAATTCTGGGAGTTTGAAGAGGACGAGGAAAAAGACCAACATGAAGCTTATGAAGGTCTAGGGGGAGAACCAATGGAATGGTATCCCGAACTGATGAAGTATTGTGAGGAGTGTGGAATTGAGTTCATGACTACTTGTTTTAGTGCTGAAACTGCTGACCACTTCAATGAACTAGGAATGAAAGCATTTAAGGTAGCATCCTCTGATATGTCTACAATTCCGTATCTAAAGCATATTGCTAGATACAATAAGCCAATCCTTCTATCAACAGGGGCTTCTACAATGGAAGAGATTGAGGAGGCTGTACAAGCTATCAAGGAAGAGGGCAACAATCAGATTGTGGTAATGCACTGTACTCTTTGTTACCCAACAATGTATCCTGACAGAGAGGTACATTATGAAGATGCTAATTTATCAATTATTCAGACCCTAAAAGCTAAGTTCCCAGATTTAGTGATAGGAATATCTGACCATACTCAGACTCCATCTTCTTCAGTTATAGCTTACGCTATGGGAGCTGATGTTATTGAGAAACACTACACAGTAGACAAGACACTGGGTAAGTCAGCCGACCACTGGTTCTCAGTTGACCCCGAAGAATTGAAAGAGATTGTAGATAATTGTAAAGAAGTCCAGACACTCAAAGGTACGGCAGAGAAGAAAGTATTTGACTGTGAGAAAGAAACTCGCTTACACGACAAACGGAGTATTGTATTGAAAGTAGATGTTAAGGAGGGAGATGCAATCACAGAAGATATGTTGACCTATAAGAGACCAGGAACAGGTATCTGGCCATCAGAGTTAGATGAAGTAATTGGTTCAACAGCTTCTGAAGATATTAATAGAGATAATCCACTACAATGGCAGCAACTAAAAAGGAAATAATGAAAGACCTTAAAGATGTTATGGCCGTCTTTAAGAGATTTGGAGTAGAGGCCTATCTATCTTATGGAGCAGTTCTTGGAGCTGTGCGAGATGGAGACTTTATCCCCTGGGATGATGACATTGATATTGATGTTATAGACGATATTCCTTTTGAGGTTAGAAAGGCAATAGGTTGGGCACTATATGATATTGGTTTTAATCCCCAACCAATCTCTTTCAATATCTTTGGAAGGATGGAGTTAGCTGAATTAGGGTACAACGGAGATGCTGAAACAGGAATCATTGTTTGTGAGAGAAACTTCCCATTTTCAATATTCTTCTATAGGGAAGAGGGAGATGAAATGGTTTGTACTCCGAAGGTAGGTTGTAGAAAGCTCCTTAGCGTACCTACTAAGTTCTACAAGAAACCTGATACAGTTAAACTACATAGGACTAAGTTCAAGACACCAGGCCCTGTTAAAGAGTATCTGACCTACGTCTATGATGACTGGAAAGAACCAGTTAAAGATTATCACGCACCTAAATACGAAGACCGACATGCAAACTAAACATTGGAAAGATTTTTACGAATCACATAAAGAAACACAAGGAGCTAGTTCTTTTGCTAAGTTCACCTTACGTCTAATGAGAGATAGTGGAGGGAAGGTTGTAGACCTCGGCTCAGGAGACGGGCGAGACACTAACTTCTTTAAGAAGTGGGATATAGACGTTACGCCAGTTGATATTGCTACGACAGGAGTATCAGTAAAGGATTATATGAAAGACAATTCATCTCCGAAGTATGTATATACCAGATTCTTCTGGCATGCTATCTCCAGAGAAGAACAGCTAGCTATATTAGAATGGGCTTCTGATTACGTCTTAATTGAAGCCAGAACTACAGATGATGAGGGAAGGACAAAGATATATGATGACCACAACAGAAACTATGTTGATGTTAATAAATTAGTTAGTGACCTGAAGTATCATGGCTTTGAAATAAGGTATCTGGCAGAAGGTACTAACTTCTCTAAGATGGAAGATGAAGACCCTCATCTTGTAAGAGTAGTAGCTCATAAAACAAAGAAGTAGACAGCTTGTTACACCTCAATGGTATAATTGGATTATATAACCAATATATATTATGAATGTAACTGATTTAAAAGCAGATGTAGACTTTTTGTGCGGTTCTACCTCTGCAACATACCCAGATGCAGATAAGATTAGAAACATTAATATTGCTTACCAAGATGTAGCCCGAACTATTTGGGAATCTGCTGACGGTTGGCAATATGACGATTCTAATGCAACAACCTTACCAATCGCTAAGGCTAATATGGTGCATACCCAGCAGGATTACTCTATACCTTCTACAGCTCAGAGAATACAGCGTGTAGAGGTTAAAGATTCCGCAGGTAATTTTAAGAAGCTAAAGCAGGTTGATATACACGATGTAACTATCGCTATGGGTGAATTTAATGAGACACCAGGACTACCAGTCTATTACGATGTGGTTGGCCGTTCTTTGATGTTATATCCGACACCAGCATCAGGGAGTGTAACTTTATCAGCAGGTTTGCAGTTGTACTTTGATAGGGATATTGAGGACTTTGCAGTATCAGCTTCAACTGAAACACCAGGGTTTGCAAAACCATTCCACAGATTACTTTCTTATGCAGCTTCAATAGATTTTGTACGAGATGACAATGAAAAGAGAGTATTGGCAGAACAGAAGAAACGACTATCTGATGGTCTTACAAGATTCTATGGAAAGCGTAACGTAGAGTACAAATCAACGATTAAGCCTGCTGGTAAGAAGAGGTGGCGACAATACTTGTAATTATGACAAGCTGGAACGAACAAACAAAAAATAGTACGTCATTCACAAACTGCGAATTAGACAGTCAGACACTCTGGAGTGACCCGCAAACAACATGGGCTGACTCAGGAGCGTTCTGGGCAGGAGGTATCTCTTGGATTGATACAGGTAAGAGCTTACAGTTATTAATGATAGATGATACATATTTATTTGAAATAGATTCACTTGGTCACAATCTAATCATTGACGATGCAAGTGCATGGACTAACAGAATTAAAAATTAATTATGGCTACAAATTTCCCAACAGGATTACAGGACTTAGACCCAACTCGTGGTACAGATAACGAGAGGCTTGATAGTCCCAATCATGCAACACACCATGAAACAGAAGATGATACTATTGAAGCCTTGCAAGCCAAGGTGGGTATTGATAGTTCCGCAGATACTACTTCCTTAGACTATAAATTGAAAGATTCTGGTTCTATAGACCCAGGACACAAGCACACACCATCCACATCACTAAACACCAGTGGTACTCCAGGGGCGGGTACTTTTTTAAGAGGAGATGATTACTGGTCTACAGCACTTATCACAGATGTTCAAATTTTCACTTCTGGTGGTACTTGGACTAAACCAGCAGATGCGGAAACTGTAACCCTTATTGCTATTGGAGGTGGTGGAGGTGGTGCTAGACCAACTAATGTTGGTAATACTACCTATGGTATAGGAGGAGGTGGTGGTGGCGGGGGAGGTCTTTCAATACTGACACTAAATGCTGATATTGCTGGTGCTACTGAGACAGTAACCTTGGGTTCAGGTGGTAGTGGAGGGACTACAAATGGAGATGCTGGTGATGCTGGTGGCGACACATCATTCGGGTCTTTGGTCTATGCTCGTGGCGGAGGAGGCGGAAGTGGTAGAACTGCTGGGGCTGGAGGGGTTGGTCTATATACTGGTGGAACTGGTGGAACTGGTGCGACTATGGGTGCGGATGATGCTGTTGCTGCAGTAGACACATTGTTTGCCCCTGCGGGTGGTGGAGCAGGAACTTCACAAAATAATCATAATAATGCAGATGGTGCAGATATATCTGGCCCTATAGAGAGGGCGGGTGGAACATCCAGTGGGGATGCAGGTGAGAGTTCAGCTGCCAATGATGCCAATGGTGGTGGTGGAGGTGCTGGAGGAACTGGGGGTGTTGGAGGAGCACCAGATGGCTCTGCAGGAGGTGCTGGAGGTAACTATGGAGCTGGCGGGGGAGGAGGAGGAGGTTGTGGTACGGACGGTACTTCGGGCAACGGTGGAGATGGAGCCGATGGTATCTTGATTGTAATTACAAACTAAGAATTAAACATGGCTTACGATTCAAATAAAAAAGGAACAGAATTAGACGCATTAACATCCTTAGATGATGGAGATGTTATTATCGTCTCTGACTTAGATGATTCTGGTAGAGCAAAGAAGATTACAGCAGGAAATTTAGCTGATGACCTATTTGCTGACACAACAGCACTAGACTCTGCTGGTATTTATCGTACTGGTAGCACAGATGTGGCTGTGGCAGATGGTGGTACTAATATATCTTCTTATACAAAAGGGGACATCTTAGTAGCAACTGGAGCTACTACTCTAGCTAAGTTAGGGGTTGGTGCCAACGACACGGTGCTGAAAGCCGATAGTGGAGAATCTTCTGGAGTAAAATGGGCAGGAGCAGCTAATACTCCAACGGTTGTTGTTTATGAAGTTGGAGATTCCCCTGCCACATGGACAAAGGCGGATTACTCAGGTTTGGTCTATGTAGAAACAGAGGTAGTTGGTGGAGGGGGTGGTGGTGGTGGTAATAACGATGATAACGCTGGTTCTGGTGGGGGTGGTGCTGGTGGTTATTCTAAAAAAACTATCGCCGTGGCCGACCTGGGAGCAACTGAGACTGTTACTGTTGGGGCGGCTGGAACTGCTGGGATTAGTAGTGGTGGTGCTGGTGGAGTGGGAGGGACATCATCTTTTGGTTCCCACGCATCTGCCACTGGTGGTGCTGGTGGAGCAGAAGCGGGGGACGGAGGTGTTGGTGGGATTGGCTCTAGCGGAGATTTGAATATTGATGGTGGAGACGGCGGGCCTACTGAGTATGGTTATTCTGGCTCTGAAACAATCGGTCGTGGTGGAGAGGGAGGTAAATCACAACTAAGTGGACAAACAAGAAGAAATTTGTCTGGGGCTGGTGAGACGGGTTCTTCTTATGGTGGTGGTGGTTCTGGAGCAAAAGCCCCTAACGGTTCTGGTGCAACGGCTGGAGGTGCTGGGGCAGCAGGAGTGGTTGTCGTAACTATGTATACATAATGCGATTTCAAATAATACAAAACAATCTTGCTTTAGGAGGCTTCGCACCAGCGTGGTATAACGAAACATATCCATCCTACGGTAATAAGAACAATGCAGGAGACATGACTAATATAGACATGACTAATGCTGGATATATCTGTCAGGGGCCTGGTCTAGCCACTCTTACCGATGGAGACCAAGACGGAGCAGTTACTACCCTAATCAAGGGAGCAGAAGACCGTTCTATTACATCTGACACTACTTACGGTGTTGGAGGTAATCAGTTATATCAAATCAGCTCTACTGCTGTAGCTAATGCAGGTATTTGGCCTCACACGATAGATAAAGCTGCTGTAACAGGAGAATTGGGAGAGGATGTTGCTTACTATCAAGGTAAAATATACTACTCATACAATCACTCTAGTTCTGCTGGAGATATAGGACAATACGACCTAGCTACTACATTTGATGATGACTGGGGTTCAACCTCTCCATCTGGTGCTACGGCTCTAGGAGATAATCCTCATCCAATGGTAGTTGGAGGTGCTGATGACATCCTCTACATTGCAGATGGACAGTATGTGGCCTCTTATGATGGTACAAACTACGTATCTCAAGCTATTGACCTACCAGCTAATAATGTAATTACATCACTTGCGTGGTCATCAGACCGTCTGTGGATGGCAGCTAATAGTCCTGACCTTACAGGTTCTAATAAGAACTCAGCCTCTATCTTTATCTGGGATGGTACAACCAACCAATTTGAATCAGAGATTAGAGTTATGGGACGAGTTGGAGGACTCCATGTTAAGAACGGAGTTGTGTTTGTATTCTTCCAAGACATTACATCTACTGGTGGATATAAGCTGGGTTACGTTAATGGTTCTGGCATTACAGAATTAGCTAACTTTACAGGTTCTCTTCCTGAGTTCCATCAGATTTCAGATTATAAAGACTTTATTATTTGGAACTCTAGTGGAGAAATCTGGGCTTATGGGTCTGGAGATAGAGACTTACCAGCTAGACTATTCCAGATTGCAGATGGAGGACATGCCACTGGAGGTGCTCTATTCTGCCCATTTGGGACTCCTATGACAGCATCATGGGATGATAGTACCAATTATAAATTAGCTAAGTTCTCTGGTTATGACGTGAACTCTGATTGGAAAGGAATGACATTTGATATTACAGCCAATCAATTAGTATCTTCGTTGAACTTTATGGTGATTACCTTTGAAGCATTAGCAACAGGAGCTAGAGTTGATTGGAGTATCAAGAATAACAAAGGAACAACGTTAATAAACGACAACATTTCGTTTGGTAAACTTGGTGCTGCAACCAGCATCCGAGTCCCTCTGAATGACCTAGTTACTGAGAACTTTAGATTAGAGCTAGATTACTCTAATGGAGATACAACCAACACGGTAAAGATTAAGACAATTAAAATTTATGGAACCAACTAATCAACCAGAAGGAATAGAACCAATCCAAGAAAAGGGAGATGTAGCTCCTGAGGGTTTTGAGGCTAAATCATGGAATGATACGGTCAAGATTAATAAGGAATACTTCAGGAGTCGTGGTTCAAATGTAGCCTCTAACGTAGCGATTGAAACCGAGGCAGATACCGCTGGTTCTCCTGGTTCTACTATCTCAGTAGCACAGGGAGGTACTGGAGCAACGACCCTAACAGGTATACTTAAAGGTAATGGTACGAGTGCCGTTACGACAGTTGCACCCTTAGCAGGAACAAAGGTTTATTACGTTGCAGATTCATCAGGAGGAGCTGTAACAAGGAAACTCACATTTACTGACGGAATACTTACAAGTGAAACTTAATTATTAATATAACGAATTTATCATGCCTACAACACCAGATGGAACAGCATTAACTACAGAAAATACTCCAACTCAAGGAGGAGACCAGTCCCTTCAACCAGAGGGAGTAGACCCTACATTTGAAGGATTCATACGACCTTCAGAGGTCTTTGGTGATAAATCATCTCTGCCTAAAGCAGAGGCTCCTAGTGATGTTTCACAAATAAGTAAGGCTGGTGAAATACAGCTTCCTGGAGGAGAACCTGATGTAATATCTGGAACTCCAGCTATTTCCTTTGCTAAAGGTGAAAGTGCTCGTGATGCTGTGACTAAAGCTGAGGAAGATAGTAGGCTTGAAGATAAAGGTGATGATAAGAAAGGATTCCTACGGACAGTTCTCGGAGGTAGTGATAGATTTGATGATGCAAGGCGAACTACAGAGAGAACAACAGGTGTAGATTTTGATGAAAACAGGGCAGCTAAAGCCGCAGCATTTGCTCAGATGGAAGCTCTTGCAGGACAGCAAGCTAACCTGATTAAAATTAGGGATGAGCAAGTTGCAGAAGCAATGGGACGACCAGGTTCTACAATTAACTTTGCTAACAACAGAGTTGCACAGATTCAAAGGAACGCAGCTCCACAAATCAACCAACTAACTGCAATGATGAATGTACAAGCTTCTAAGATTGCACAGCTTAACGATGACTTTGGATTAGCGACACAGTTTCTTAATAGTGCTGTACAGGCTGCGACTTCAGAAGATAAATTCAAGTTGGATATGTATCAAACATTCCAACAAGACAATCAGTTTGAGATTAGTCGTCTTGATAAGAAAGAACAGGATGCTCTGGATAGAGCTCATGACTTTGCTTTGGTGAATTATCGTGAGGCAGTGAAGAACGCTTATGACCAATTTGGAGGTGATGATATGAAGCGTATTACTGACTTCAATGATGCGGCTTCAGAGTTTGTTGTTGATATGGCAAACTCTGAAGATATGGACTGGGGTACAGCATGGAACGCCATGAGGTCTAGATTCCCAGAGTTCACTAATGAAGATATTGATGAGGCTCTGAATAAAGCAGCTAATGTTCCATTTGATGATGGAAGTGGCGGATTTGGTTCTTTCGTAGGAGGAACACTTAATAAACTATTCCCAGTGAATAGGGAAGAGGGAACATCTACAACGAGAGGGTCATTTGACCGACAAGCTTCTTACGAGAAGTTATTCCCTGGGTTGAAAGATGCAGACCCTCTAGAGGGAATCAAAGATGCTTATCAAATAGTTAAAGACCAAATATAAACATGGCTACAGAAGGTCAATTAAGAAGAATACGGCAAGCAAGGGAGGCTGCTTCTAGGAGACCACGTACTATTGAAGAGTTTAGTGCAAGGTCAGCTAAGGCTGCTAAATTTTCTGAGTTCAGAAGACAACAAGCCTTCTTTGACGAGGAACAACGAAAAACTGAGATGACTGAGAGTGCTCTAGAGAGCGTAACCAATATTCTACCTAATTTCTTTAGATTGGTGGCTGATGGATATAGTTCTGCCCCTGACAAATTTATAGAGAATACAAAGGAAGCAGCTAAAGATTATCAAGAAGGTCGCTGGGTACGGGGAACTCTGAAGGGTGGTCTAAGAAATGCTGGAGATGCAGCAATTACATTATTTACTCCATTTACTGCTGCTATTGGAGCAGTATTGCAAGGTTTAGGTGGTCAGAAGCTCGTTGATAAAGCGGGAGAAGTTATTGCAGATAAGTCTGGTATTACTGATTGGGAAAGATTCCAGCAGTTTGCAATGGAACATCCTAACGCTGGAGAGGACTTTGAAAGAGCATTGATGTTATCAATGTCAGGAGCTGTTAAAGGAGATATAAATCCTAAACGGATGCAAGCAGAAGCTAAGAAGCTGATTGACCACGTTAAGAACCCTACACCACCTCCTGTACGTTTACCTGTCCGAAGTGCTCCAGAGTCTAAAATACCAATCAAAAGAGACTTCTCTCAGAGATTTACTCCTGATTCTAAGCTCCCTGTAATTGAATTTGGTGGCAAGGCTAGACCTAGAGGCAAATTACCTACGATAGAGTTTGGGGATGTAGGCCCTCGTGATTACGCTACAACCCGTATTAAGGTTGGTGAATTTGTTTATGAACCTATCGGAGGTGTTAAAGCTCCTCAAATATCTCCTGTCCGTAAAGCTACTGCACCGAAAGTCCCATCACCAGGAGCACCAACACCAAGAGTGCAACCATTAGAGATTAGTGCTACTGCTGAGAAGATTGTAGCTGAAGCTCGGAGATTGGGATTGGAAGCCGACATAGCAGGAATACCCAAGGTGAAACAAATAACTCTGATAAATGAATCAGCTAAAGCTATTGAGTTCATGAAGAATGAGCCAGCTAAAGCTAAACGTGTTGCTCTTGGACAAGAACCTGCTCCTGCTGGGATTATCTCTCAGAGGGTATTTATTGAGATGAAGAAGAAGGCCTTCGCTGAGATGGATACGTCATTAATAAATGAACTATCTAGAACTACAGTTGGTACAGAAGCAGGTCAGGCTCTGGTGTCTCTTAGGGATTCGTTCTTTGAGATAGACCCAGTAAGAATCATCCGAGACCTAAGAAAGAATCGACAGGATGCGGTACAGAAGAAGCTCGGTAGTAAAACTACTGTTGCTAAAGAGACTTCAAAGATTAAAAAAGAGATTAACAAAGAGATTGCTAAGGAGAACAAGAAAACTACTTGGGAGTCATTTGTTAAATCTATCCAATGTTAAAATAAAATTATGCCATTTTGCTTACCCAAAACAATAGCCGATAAGTTCATCAAAGACCTGCCAAGGGATATTAATACTCTTGTGGAAAAGACAAGTGCTGAGAGACGTGCAATATTTTCTAAGTCTGTAGGAGAAAGTAATGCTAAGCAAGTTAATGCTCTATTTGAAAGTAAATTATTGCTGAAGAATCAGCAGAAGGGATTAATTAACTGGGTGGAGAAGGTTGCTAACATGAAACCAGAGGTTAAACGAGACCTGATTAGTAGGGTCAATCGGATGACAGAGGCTCTTACTCCTGAGACAAAGGCTATGTTCTTAGAGGATTTGGTGGCTAAGAGACTAGGTTTTGAGGTGACAGTTAATGAAGCTGGAAAGATTGCAGATTTGGCTAAGACCGTTGAGGCTTACAAGAAGAGAATTACAGATACAATGCCAGACAATCATCCTGTTGTTATTGAGTATGGTATGGCTGCTGAGAAGTTCCAACAATACACAGCTGAGCTCAAGGTAAGAGCTAAAGAGAAGACTGTTTTTGAGACAATCAAAAGTCCAAGTGAACTTATTAATGAGGTGGGTGGTTCATCAAAGGCGGTCAAATCTACATTTGATAACTCGTTTACTGGACGACAAGGATTACCTGTCTTAGCTACAAATCCGACAATCTGGGCAAAGACCTTTCTTGAATCATGGAAAATTTTTGGTGAAGCATTAATGGGTGGAAATCCTATAGATGGAGTAAGAGGAGCAATTTTGGGTATGAAAAACACAAGGAACGGTAAAATTAAAGCTGGCGGATATGACCTCGGGGTAGTTGGGGAAGAGGCCTTTCCAAAAACTAAAATAATACAGGGTATCGAAAGAATACCAATATTAGGTCATCTTCTAAAAGCGTCTGAACAAGCATACAATGGAGCAGCCTTATTATTACGTGCCAAATTAGCAAATGAGTATATCAGATATGGAGAATCACGAGGAGCTAATATGCTAAATCCAGCAGAGGCTAAACCTCTCGGAGAAATTGCTAACATAATGACAGGTCGTGGTTCATTAGGTAGAGCTGAGGCTGCTGCTGATTTAATAAATGTAGGAGTATTCTCCGCTAAGAAACTCAGTGCCGACTTCGGGTTCTTTACGAAACCAATCACGGCCAAAACTAAAATTGCAAAACAACTTGCTATGAAGAATCTTTTGATTAATGTCGGAGCTTTGGCATCTTTCATATACATTACTAACATAGTTAGACCAGGAACTATCGAACTAGACCCACGAAATGCCAACTTCGGTAGTATGAAAATAGGAAATTCTAGGGTTGATATTACTGGGGGTAAGAAATCTATGGTTATTTTAGCCTCTCGTTTGTTTCCAACACAACATAAAGGTGAGTGGGGAGCATGGTATCAAAGTAGTACCTCTGGTAAATGGACTTTCTTATCAGAGCCTAAGTTTGGTCAGATGAGCCGTTGGGACGTAATGCAGTCTTATTTTGATGGTAAATTAGCTCCACTTGCAGGTGTTCTTAGAGACAGACTCAAGAATACTATGTTTGATGGTAGTGAAGCTACAGCTAAGGAACTATTAAAGCAGAACACTTTACCTTTATCAGTAGATACATTTAGGGAACTACAAACTACAGATGGTGCAGGCCCTCTTGGTTTGATAATACTAGAAACACTAGGATTTGGTGTTACAACATATGGTCGTAAATAAAGAGTTATAGCCCTAAATGGTAAAATTAAGATAATATATGACATTTGAACAAATTGAAAAAGTAATTAAAAGGGCAATAAGACTTGCTGTTAAAGAAGCAGATGAAGAAGGAATTGACCTTAATGAGCCAGAATATGATGATATAAGGCTAGAGATTAGAGATTCTATCCTAGCTCGTTTTGGTGTCAGTGTAGAGGACTATGAGGAATACTCAGGTAAGAAACAACAAGCTTTCTCAGAAGCTAAAGCAAGGGTACTAGGTGAAGGTATCAGCAAAGTAATTCCTGATATTCAATGGGACAAGATTCAAGGAACACCTCATGTATTAACCTCTAAGGAGGTAAGGGAGATTGCTAAGGAGATTGCTAGACAACATGTTCCTAAACAGAAGATAGTTCATAGAATAGAAAAACCTAAGATTGTTAAGAAGGTTACTGAAGTTATAAAGGAAGAGTATGATGATGAACCTATTAGGAAAGAGTTTGCAGGTCTACAGAAGACCCTGAAAGAAATTCAAAAGATAAAGCCTCTTGATATACCTAAGCTAAAGAAAGAATTAGGTAGTGATTTCTCTGTGATGTTTGAAAAGAATATAGATACTCTAGGGATGCCCAACTTCCGTAAGTTAGCGATGGGTCTACAAGACCAGATTGATAATATTACAGGTGGTGACGGTGCTCTTGGTTGGGGAGATATAGGAGGAACAATCACAGACCAAACTGACCTTACAACCTACATTGCAGACCAAGTAGCTACATCAGATACCTTGCAAGAGGTAACAGACAACGGTGCTACTACAACGAATGATATTACAGTTGCAGGATTGGAAATTTCAGATACATCTCCTACCCTAACCATAACCCATACAACATCAGGTGATAATGCTGATATTGTGTATACA